AGGCACCGTATCACCCAACTCAATTTCAAAAGTCACCCAAACCTTCATTCCGTAGAAAACTAGTGCGTGCGTCGCCTCAACTGGTGACAGAAACTGTTATCCACACCATCACAAAAGTTGGAAAATGGCGTGAAACAGCCTAAAAAATGCGCTTCACCTGATCCACCACGCTGTTAGCCACGCCGGTGATGGCCTCGGCCACGGTGCCCAGGCTTGCGCCTGTGCCCTCTACGGGCTGCCACTTGCCCAGCGGGCAGGTAGCCCCGGCAAGGGTCAGTTTCACCGATAGCGCCGCGCGGCGGTTGGAACCGCACCCGCACTTGGTACACCAGCCGATGCCACCGGGATCGGTAGCGCCCTCCACCACCTCGGAGCGGCCTTCGCACGCTCGGCAAATGGCCGCGCGTTCACCCTGCACTTGGACGCTGGCGGGGCCTTGGGTCGCGTGCCTGCGCTCCGCAGCTAGATAGGCCGCGGCGCGCGATGCGAAACCATAGTTCACAGTCTCACCGATGCCCATCGGCCGCTCGCCCTTGACCACGCGGTGCGGGCATTGCTTGCACACCCCGATGCTGGGGCGGCCGCCGTAGTGGTTCGCGGCGCAGCAGCCACCGCCGCTAACGCCGCAGTCGCTCCAATGATCGCATTCGATCATGTGACGCGAACCCACGAGCCTGCGAACTGATTTCCCGTTGTGTATTCAGTCCCGCCGCAAGTGCTATTCACAACCATTTTGTACAGGCCTCGGTGGTTGTTGCACGCGACGGGCGGGTTGTTCCCATCCTCATCCTCAACACGCACGAAAACCAATCTTCCCATGCTGGTGATCCCGTCAAAGCACAGCGTTTCATCTGTTCCACCACCACATTCTTGAGAGGGATAGGTGAAACTTTGAGAAGCCAGCGCGGCCATATCTCCACTCCAAAAAGTGGTGCAGTCGCAAGCCGAGGGCGAACCGCTGATGCAATTCACATTGAACCAATAGTGTGCATTGACATCATAAATCCGCACAACCGTGCTTTCACCGTTGCAGCATGTCACCGTATTGCCTGGGTCTTTCCTAGCCACATCAATCGTGATCTGATGACAGTTGCAGCAGCCCCAGTTAGATGGCGTTCCAGCAGATGAACCCGATTCAATCTTCGGCGGGCCGGAATCTACGATAAAGGAATACCCATCACTAACGCACGCTTGGCAAATAGGGTTGGAGGAAATGCTGGCATAGGTTGAAACGAAAGTATCGGTGCCGATTAGCCCCTTTTTGTAATAGGTAGTAAAAAGCCCGTTGTCGCATGACTTGTCATATGTGCCAAGAAATGGGGCATACGAGCATTGCGGGATCGAACCTTCTGATCCGCACGCGCTCAAATTGGACCGCTGAACGATCCAAGATTTCGTGAACGAGAAACTTGATGCCGTGTAGGAGAGTGCGGAATTGCACTCGCTTGGGCATGGCGGTTCCTGTGGTGAACCTGCAACGCAAATTGGTTTTTGCCATGTGAACGCGATGTACACCTCCACGCTGTAGCTCGTTGGGATATTGCCTCCACATCTCGGGCACCCGCAACAGCACCCGGCCATCATCATCGACACGGGTTAGCCCTTGGTGCCGCGAATCCATCCCGCGATGGTGCCCAGCGGAACGATGTGCCCGGCGATATAGCCGATGGCAAGGCAAGCGAACGCGGCCCAGGTCGAACCGATCAGGGATTCAGCGGTGGCAAGGTGGTACATGGCTTGGGTTCCTCGGTGCGCTTCCAAGCGGCTTCCCACACGGGATCGCTTGCGCGCTTTGCTGCAATGTATTCCCGGATCGTGGCTGGATTGCTGTTTTCCATCACATCACGGGCCAATGCCGCATCGCGCAGGCTCGGCCGCGGAATCCAACCCAGCGCAACGCGGATGGCTGCGCCTATCCCCGTCTGCCACAGGATGGCCGCCACGGCCACGAGGGCGGCCGCTGCTGCGATCCAACCGAGCAACACCGCCCACCATGGGGTCTGATCCTCCACGCCCGGTAGCGCCTTGTGGATCGCTCCGGCGGCCGCTTCGATGTGCTGGGCTTCAACCACGATGGCGGCCGCATCGGCCACCACCTTGGGTTGGGTAGACACGCTCCCAATGTGCGTTGCCAGCCTGGCGATGGTTCCGGCGCGTTCACCGGCCTCGCTGGCCGAAACTGCAATCGCCCGGCTCGGGCTGCACGCCGCGCAGGCGATCAGCAGCAGGAACACCAAACAGCGGATCACCGCCGCGCCTCTAGCCGGTCAAGGCGCACCGCGATGCTGGTCAGGTTTTCTCCATGCTTGGAATCGTTTGCCGCGCCTAGCACCTGCGACTTGACCAAATCGCCCACGATTGCGCGCAGCTCCGTTAGGTCGCGGTCTTGCCTTTCGAGGATCGCATCTTTGCGGCCCATCGTTTGAAATATGCCGCCCACGCCAACCACCAACACCACCAGTTGCACCACGCTGATCACGGTGCCCAAGGTTGTGGGCTGCTGATGGCGGGGGCCGATGGAGGAAACGGGGCTCACGCGCAGGTTCCATCAACCGCGTTCGGCATACTGAAAAAAAACAGGTTTTCGCCAGTCGCGCGCGCGGTTGCGTACATCATCACTACGGTGTTGTTGGCGATGGCCTTGAAAGTGAACCCGTCAGGGATGTTGTCGGTGGTAATGCCAGGGCCAAGCGTGGTGGTAGCGCCGATCATTTGCGGGCCTTCGCACCCATTGATGGCCTTCCCCTTGGTGGCGATGGTTGAGGACTTGCGGCGGTAGGTATCGCTGGTGTTGTAGGTGCCCGTGGTGGACACGCTTACTTCCTCCCAATCGTATTCCCACGCTACCGCGCGCGGGTTTGGGTCGTTGCCATATACCGCAGTCTTACCCGCAATGGCCGTGCTGCCCGTAATGCGTGCCATGAAGACCACCACCGGCGGCGGTGCGGACTTGGGCCCGCGTTGCCCCTCACCGTTTATCCGGTTGATGGTGTCCGCAATTGTGCGAACTTGGTTCGGTGACCAAGGGCCAACATTCCCGCGGGTGACACCGTTCACAAACATCAGATGCCCGTTATGCCGATGCCGCTGAAGGCGCTGGTGGTTGGGAACGGCTGCCGGAAGAACACGCATAGCGCGTTGCTCATCTCCCCATCCGGCACGGTGGTTGGCGCGCTGCCGCAGGAATCGGTTTTCTTGCCTTTGATCACCTGGCCATCGGGGCCGCGCTTGGCGATCTGCCGCAGGTGGTAGCCATTGTCGTAGACAAATGAGTAGACGATTTCATAGGTTGCGGGGCCCACACGCGTGATGCTGCAACCCGTAAATAGCAGCGTGTCAGTCGGGAATGAGTAGGGGCCAATCGTAAAGCTGGCGCTGTTCCGGTTGTTGATGAAGCCAACCGGCGGCGTGGGCCGCCCAGCACGCACATTGCGAACGGTCACCTTGGCAACATTGTTGAAAAAGGTGATGGGCTCGCCGCCCGAATCAACCTTGGTGCCGCCGATGTCAGTATCGGCTGGGGTGGACTTGTTTCCGGGTGCGCTTGCGCCAACCCGGTACACATCCACACCCTCACCACTCAAACTGTACTCAATGGCGGTGAAACCAACCTCCCGCTCTACTTTGTTATCCGCGGTGCTAGTTCCGTTGTCAGCGGTTTTCGATTCAAAAGAAACCGTCGCGTACCATACAAATCCCCCATCATCCGCCATCGAAAGCGAAAAGCTTGGGGATGTTACGCGTGAAGTGAAAAACGAACCCTGATCGGAAATGGCACCACCGCTGCCGCCGTATTCAACAGGAAAAAGTTTCGAAACCACACCGCCAACGGATGTATCTGAAAGGATGTCGGTTGCGGTAAGCGCCTGACCAGCCGCCTCGGTGATTACATATTGAGAAGAACCAGTCCACTTTCCACGATCAAATTGAATGGTGGTTCCACCGGCGCGCTGGGCAATGTTGACGGTGATAGGCATTTACACGGCTCCCGTTGCTGCTGCGAGTTTCGCCAGGTGCGTGGCGCTGGCCTGCGTGGCCTTGGCGGTGGCCTCTGCGGGCTTCGCCAGTTTATCCAGCCCGCTCGTGGTGCCAGCCATTTTCACGCTGCCCACGGCGCTTTGGATGCTTTCGATGTTGGAAACCGCAGCGGTCTTGGGTGCTGTTTGCGATGCCGCCTTGAGTTTCTCATTCAACGCGCGCGCGTTCTCTTGCTCCTGCGCGTCAAGTCCAAGTCGATCCATCTTCTTTTGGAACAACTGATCCTCGGTCATCGTGCGCTCGTCTAGCGCGTCTTGCAGGTCTTGCATGAAATCCATCACCTTATCGTGATGTTTTTCAGCCTTGTTCCTCTGATCTTCTTCAAACTTCCTCTGCGCGTCTGCGATTTTCTTTCGATCTTCTTCCGCTTTCAGAAGATCATTGGCGTTCTTCTTCTCTTTTTCCTGCCTTGCAATGGCCGCATCTTGAGCCGATGTCATCGCTTCAAATGACGCGCGCAGCTTGTCGCGGGCTGCGACGATCTCCGGGCCCTTTGCGTTTTCCTTCGTCATCTGATCGTTCAGTTGCTTTTCAAGTTCCGCCAGGCGCTGCGCTCGCTCCACGCGGGTGCGCTGTTCGTCGCTCACCGCGGCGGCTAGTTCGCGCTGCTTCTCCAAATCGGCAACCATCTTGGAACCCACAGCAAGCATCCGCTCATTTCGCGCGGCATCGTCGCGGCTGGCCTTTTGCCGCGCTTCCATGTTTCCGTTCTCGCTCTGCCCAAGCCACTTTCCGATGGTGCCAGCCACCGGGATGCTTTCAAGGGTCTTGGCTAAACCATCGCCGATGGCGTAGGCGATGTTCGCGCCGGTTGTGTTGAAGATCGGATTCTTCAGCGTGTCATCGATGCTCTTCAACAGCGTGTCCGCAAGCTGGATTCCAAGAAACCCGCCGATGGCTTTCCCCATCGAGTTACTCCAAGACTTCATGCCCTTGGAAATGGCCTTCTCAATACCGCTCACCTTGTCCGTGGTAGCGGATTCCACCTTCTTCCACCCGGCGATGTACTGATCGGATTCAAGCGTGATACGGGTTTTAAACGCTGCGACATTACCCATTGCGCTTTCCTCCAAACATGGCGCGCAACTGCTTCACCGCATCCAGCGGCGCGCCCCTGGGCTTCTCTTCATAGGGCATGAAATCCCCCACCTTGAAAGGTGTGCCGCTGGTGCGGTGGCAGTTCGCTACGGTGCTGGCGATGATCGCGGAACGCAAATCGGCGCGCGTATCACCGAAAGGCTGGATGGCGTTGTATGCGATCCATTCGGTTAGTTCGCGGCTTGACATGGTTTCCTCTAGTTCCGCAACTGTGCGGCCCAACGCAAGCGCCAACTGGAACATGAACTTGCGTAGCGGCCGCTCAATCAGTTTTTTTCGATTGCTTCCTTGTCCTTCGCACCCATGCCCGAAAGCCGCGTGGCGATGTCGTACAACTCGTCAATGACGGATGCGGGCATGTCTCCGATGGCTTCGATGTCAGCGGCGCTGAACATCGGAGCGTCACCGTCATACGCGCACATGGCCACTAGGCTGGCGCGGATGTTGGTGAGGGTCTTTCCCTTGGCGCTCCAAATGCGCTGCTCCCACTCGTCGCGCTTTCCTGCGGTGAGCCCGCGCATGGTCACAACGCCAACTCCGGGCACCGTCACCTGCTCGGTGGGGACGGTGGCCCGGAGAGCGAGAAACTTGGATTTCAGGTCGCTCACGGTTTAGTCCTGATCCGTGAAGGTGACGCTGCCGGAAATCTTGATGCTGATCGACGCGGTGACCGCCGAATCCATCGCACCCTTCGCGCTGTAATCGGTGACGAATCCGATGAAAGAGAAGGTGGCTCCGGGGTTGGTGCCGCCGGTACCGTTGCCGAAGGTGATCAGCCAGGACTTCAGCGCCGGGCGGGTGGTGGCCGCGGTCACATCCAGTTGGCCCAGCACGGTCACCTGCTGCGCGTCATCGGGATCAAGATTTACCTCAAGCGACACGGTGCCGCTATCGATCAGGCCCGCCGCGTAGGTGCGAAACTGGTTGCCCAGGTTCGAAACATCGATGGTGTTCAGCTTGATCCCGTCAAGGTTGAGCGACAGGATTTCGCCAACCGCTGCGCTTGGAGCTGTATAAGCGCCGCTGGCAAGTGGGCCAACCTTGAGCGTAGTTCCGAAACTCGTGAATGCGGCCATGTGCGTTTCCTCTCTGTGTTACCCGCCGGGGGTGGTGATGGTGGTGGGTGCAACCGATTGCGCGCGGTAGTAGGCATCGACCGAAACCACCGCGATATGGATTCCCGTTTCCGTGCCTTCTGCGCCCACATCATAAGTCGATGTAATGCCGTTTTCACGGATTTCATGGATGGTTGTGCTGCTTGCCGTACCGGCTGCGCCATGCATTGCGCGGCGCACGATCTCGCCCAGTTCGCGCGCCGCCTTCAGGCTGGTCGCTACGCACTCGATGTTCATTCCCATACGCCGCAGGCAATCGGTGCGGGGGAATGACGGGCTCACGGCCTCGTCAGTCTGCACCGTCAGCACGATGGCGGGCAAAGTTCCGGTGTCCTGGCGATAGGCGGAAGTGATCCTGGATTCTGGCACCAGCGTTGTAACCGCGGTGTTCTGAACCAAGCCCTGGCGGATGGCTGCAATGATGGTGCTACTCATTTGACTCCATTTCTTGCAGCGGCTTTGGCCGCCAAGCGCTCGAAAACATCCTCCATTTTTCGATTCAACTGGCTTTCGGCCGTGTACCGAAACCGCTTCAGGATCGAAAACGCCCCGTTGAACCCGCGGTAGGAACGCTTCGAATGGCGGCCGGACTCCATCAGGAACATGCCGGGGCCCCACGCCTTCAAGCGCAGCAGGTAGCCCACGCCGCGCTTGAGCTTCGCCACCTTGAAGCCCCACCCATCCTTGCCATCGCGCACGAGGGCTTGGATGGCTAGGTTTCGGGTAAAGCCAACGGGCAATCCCTGCTTTCGATTCTTGTTCCACCAGCGGTGTTGCAACGCGCGCTGGAGGCTTTCGCCATCGTGCTTGCCGGTAAGGGAATCGAAGTATTGCAACAGCGCCATTTGGGTTGGTTCGCCCATCTCTTGCAACACCTTCAACACGGTGTCATCCAGTTCGCGGCCGGTCATAGTGAGGATGGTTTTCCGGAACTCCGGCAACCCTTCCACGATCATGCGTTGGCGCGCGCTTGGCATTACTGCACGATCTCCGTAGCCATGCAATCAAGAAACTCGCGCCGCTCGCGCCAATCGGTAACGGTCACGATTTCCCACACCCGGCGGGTCATCCCGCCCTCGGTCGATACGGTTTGCAACTGGCTCCGGTGGCTCACATTTGGATTCCACCGCAGGCGGATTCGATGCGTAACCACCTGGTCAAGTTGCTTGTGGTTCATGCGCTCGCTGGGGGTCGCGTCGCTAATTTCGGCAAACAGGATGGTCCCCGTGCCAGCGGCGTTCACCGTGCGGATGGGCTGCCCGTAGGTATCTAGCGCGGTGCTGGCCCCTAGCAGCTCCAGCGCCACGCGCATGTTGCCAGGGTTCACCAGTAGCCCCCGTCCTGATACTGCACGATCAACCGGCGCACGGTCATCGGGATTTCAACAGGTGCCGCAGCCATCGCCACGCT